ATGTTTTCCAGACAAAGAAAAGGCTCTCCGTTAGCCGCAATAGTTAGCTACACTCTCCCCAAGTTACACACCGGAAAGAATTGGTATGTGGATTTCACCTGTTATGATCCTGCCGAACAAAAGATGAAACGGAAAAAGTATATGCTTGACGGCATTGCTAAAGTAACGGAACGCCGAAAAATGGCAGCGGACATCATCACCAGTGTAACACAACGTCTACGTTCCGGATGGAATCCCTGGGCTGAATTGTCTAATTCGAGACAATACGCCAAAGTGGATGACGTGATTAATATATACGTCAAATACCTGAAGAAGCTACATGCAGCCGGAAGTATCAAAGACAGTACTCTTGTTGACTACAATAAAAGGCTACATGTATTGTGCGATTACATGCAAAACCACACATTACCTATTATGTATATCTATCAGTTCAATTTGTCCTACATCAGTGATTTCCTGGACTACCTCCTACTCGACCGTGATTCAAGCGCCCGGACTCGAAACAATTATAAAATATGGCTATCATCATTCTGCTCCTGGTTGGTTGAGAAACAATACATGGATGCTAATCCATGTGAACGTATCAAAACACTCAAAGAAGAAGATAAGAAACGTTCTGCCATATCATCAGAAGACTTGCAGCGTATAAACCGATACCTGAATAAAAACAACCCCTATTTCCTTCTTGTCTGCCGAATGGAGTACTACACCTTTATCCGCCCAGAAGAATTGACGAACATACGGCTACGGGATATCAATCTGAAGGAACAGAAAATCTTTGTTGCATCGAGCATATCCAAGAACCGCCGTGACGGAATGGTCGGTCTTAACGATGAAATCGTCAGGCAAATGATAGATTTAAAGATATTCGATAGCGACTCAAACGACTATCTTTTCAGTACTGGTTTCAAACCTGGTAAGAAGAAAATCACTACACGGGTACTACGGGATCACTTCTATAAAGTTCGTACAGCTTTGAAACTGCCCAAAACATATATGTTCTACAGTCTGAAGGACTCCGGTATCCGTGATCTGGCAAACGCTGCCGGTATAGTGGTTGCCCGTGATCAAGCTCGCCATGCTGATATATCAACCACCAATAAGTATCTGCAAGGAAGTTCATTAACAGTACATGAAGAAACCAAGCATTTTGAAGGTCACTTATAAAGAAAGCTCCTATCCTCACGGACAAGAGCCTCCAAAAAAATGTAAAAAAATGTTTCGTTTATATTTTATGTCTTCTCGTACAGTACCCAATACGGCTGTCCTGCCAAATATTCCACATGATAGCCGGCATCACTGAGTTGTTTGGCCAACTCCGCCGGACGGACAGCAATGATATTGGATATATCGTACACCAATTCCGCAGAAGTCTTGTAACACTTCTGCGAAGTAGTACCAATAGGCGAATAGTTATGGCCGATAAATTCGGCTATAGCTTTCTGCCGTTCTGCCTGTTCTCTCTTCAGTTCATCTTCTTCGGGATCCTGAGCATCATCATTGTATGCCCGAAAGCCTATTTTTCTACGATTATTCATGGCTGCTCTCCTCCTCTTTTAAGAAATTGGTAAGGAACTGGTTAAACCGCATCAGTTCTTCATAACTTATCTCATTAATCTCACCATCACAATTACGAGCATAAACGTGATATCTAACATTCTTAGTGCCTTCGCTACCTGTATCTACAGTTTTGGTGATAAAGAACTCATCATTCATTCTCGCCTCCTTTCTGCTCCAGTACATTAGCCTTCTCGCTAAATTGATAAACGGAACGAACCTTGCAAATATCGAGAAAGAACACAATATCCGGACATCCGCCACTTATAACACGAGCCTCTATACGCGTGGTGCGACTCCCATCAAGAGGACCGGCAGAATATTGTATGCGTTTCAGTTTGGGATGATCCGCATTGATTCGGTTTATTACGTCACATAATTCATGCTTGAGCGCATCGAGGGAAAGTTCATCCTTAATAAGAACATACTCGTACTTATTCACATAATCAATCACCTTTTTCCATGCCCGGTTCTTCGGAGCGTATGTCTGTAAATGGTAAACAAAGAACATCATGCTTTGCCTCCTTTCTCATTAAAGGTGATGTTGACTGTTCCACCATTGACATAGATGGAAATGGATTTCTCACTTTGTGTTGCACGGATCCGTTCACGTCCGGCGCACAATTCAATGCCCAACTGAGCAAATGCTTGCTGGAGCTTCTCCGCGGATACATAGCGTTCGCGGGCGCGTTGAGGTTGTTTTTTCATTTTGGAAGTCATTTAAAATGAAACATCATATTGATAAATAGACGGGAAGGGAACAAAAAAAGTTCCGCTTTCCCGTTGACTTCCACCTTGAACAGGCAGTGGGTGCATTAACACTCCACACGGGGGTCGGAACTATATAGATAACCAATGGGCATAAAAAATGCCAACGGCAATCGGTTGGCGAACTACTCGTCGCCTGTTCAAAATGGAAGTCGATGCAAAGATGAGAGTTTATTTTGAAACAGCAAAAGAAAAGCGGAGATTTTTTTGTTTTTCCGCTTTGGCTATCTGATATGATTTACCATTTTTAGAAATCATTCTTAATATCAAATTTTGTGGTTAATCTCTCCTTTATTAAAGTATATTCTTCAAGTAAAAACGTACTTATATTATCTTTGGATAATTCAACATCATAATTAGCATTATTCAGTCGTACTCTTATTTTTGATAGGCCATTAGACAGTTTTTGAATAGCTTCTTCATCCATTGGAGCTATAAATGATACGTCGTATCTATTATAATTACCTCCAAATCCTTCAAGGCTGGTAACTCTTGTCACGCTATCATAATAATTTGTTGTTTCATATATTGTCCCATCTTTATATTTCAAAAGGACTATGCTCCCTTTGTCTCCAGTATATGGAGTGTCATTTTTAACAGCTGTCAGAACTATGTAGAATTTATTTTCTACATTATCACTTTGAGCCATGAGAGATACTAATAAATGATTCCTTTTGAGATTAATACCGACAAAACTTAATCTACTTTCTCCCCAGATATAGCGTATACCTTGTGGAGTAAGATCATCTTTGACTATTGAAGCTTTTCTTTTTTGGGGATTGGAAGTCATTGTTTCTACTTTAATTTCTGGCGGGGTAGCTGCATTGGTTTGAGCAAAACAAGTTACTGTTAAGAATAATGTAAAGATTAAAGTAAATAGTTGTTTCATATTCAATATTTTATAGTGTTTAAAATCATAGCATAAAATCAAATCCTTATGTTCGTTTGTAATGTATATTGCAAAGATGTTGATTCTATTTCACATATACAATATAAAAACAAAAAAAGGCTTCCAACTCGTGGAAGCCCTTCTAATTGTCATTAAGACTTACGGTCTCGCGATAGACCGAGAAGTATCTTTCATTATGTCTCCAAGCTCGGATAAAGCCATGGATAATGTGTTTAGTTCATCAATTGTAAAATTAGCCGGTTTACCGTTAACTGCACTTCCATTAATCCGCTGATACAGCCATTGACGTGTTTTGCCAAAATAGTGCTGGGCAATATATGACATAGAAGCAAAAGGCAATACCTTTTCTAAAGTCTTTCTGATTTCTACAGTTTTTACAATAACCTGTGCTTCATTGATAGCCTGCCTGGCACCATCTCGGAACGCTTGTGCAAATACCTTTTTGTTTTCCGGTGAAAGTGTCTGCAAAAAGGCTCTAAAACGTTTTGTATGGTCAGCCAATTCCTCCGGAGTATTGCATGCCGCATATTCCGATTTCCATTTTTCCAATTCTTTCTGTACGTCCATAAGCCTAAAAAAATTATATGTTAGAGAAAAAGTAGCCCCCTCAAGGAGGGCTACCGTTTTCATTCAGCTTGTCTTGAGCATCATTCAGATCATCGAGACAATCGTTGATGCCGTCTTCAAGCTCCTCATCGGAAATCCAGTCAGTACTCTGAATGTCATCCCAATAGAGGGAAAAGAAGCTGAGGTCTTTTTTCGCAGCTTCAATCCGAGCCTTTAGCTCTTCTTCTTCAGTCATAAAAAGATCGCGATACTTAATGACACTGCAAATATAATAACCTTTTGGTAATTATGCAATAGTTTGAACATAATTTTTTGCGGAAACAGATATATTTTGAAATATTTATTCTACCCTGTAAAAAGTACCCTCAAATGCTTTGTCCAAACCATAAGCATCTACACTTACCTCTATTTTTTCACATAAATACTGTTTGTTTCCTATGAGAAATACCTTGTTCACGTCAGGCAACCTATTAGCTTGGAACCGTATAGTATAAGGTACATCAGAATGGAATAGATTGAGTATTGAAAACCGATGGCCAATGCTATCCGGACAAACATCATTCATGCTGAGCGAATACGGAAGAAAATCAGTGAGCTGCGCCGTAGTCTTCTGTTGATAGTCTGTAAAAGGATAAGCATATTCATACGAATGTACCTGACCACTATAAGTCACATCCTGCCGGTTGAACTTGCCGGTATTGATAGCCACCTCCATATAATCATTCTTCTCCTGCTTCTCCTGTAATTCCACGTCACCGTTGATTGCTTCCTGGATATTAAAGCGTTCTTGATGGACAGTAGTAGCCTGATATCCTACAGTCGGAATATTGAGATACATAGCTGCATAAGGACGATTTAATGTATATTCAGCAACAGAACCGTAGACACCAACATTGAACTGAAGGATTTTGGCAGGTACAATCTTTAGTGGGGTATCTATATCGGAAGATTCCGGATTACGTATCAAATCTGCATACAGGTTGACTTCACGCAGTTTGTTTTGATCATTCTCATTATAATTGATATAATAGCGTTTACCAACGACAAAAAGAGTGCTCTTCTTGTCACTGTCATTCATTCCATTGTAAGCGGCTACCATTACATCATAAGTATCACATTCGAGCTTATAGGCTGCATCTACAATATCCCTTTCAATACGCAGATAACCATCATCGGTATGTGAAGGCAAATCATAACCTATGTTCCCGGAACTGAGATCCTTTTCGCTTTTTTCGTCTTCAATTTCTACGGTAAACTCACGAATCAATGCAGAACTATCAATGATTTCTTTTTCAGAATTGGCAAAGTAATCGTTGAGTCCAACAAGTCGTACAACTTTTGTGCGTTCATCGACTACCGTAACCGCACAAAGAAACCTCTCCAATTCATCGAAAAACTCGGAAATGGTCCAATGTGGTAAGGCATCAGCTATTTTATTGGAGGTAACGGCACTACAAATATAAACGTTACGTAGAAAATTATCATTGAAAAATGATGTATCAAACGTATAACCGAAGTGTTCTACTATCCTTTTGATGACAGTTGTCAGGTAAGGTTGTACACACCGATTACGCGCATACGGACAAAGCGTAAAGTTGTTCGTTCCAAATTCATAAATAACATCATTATTCAGATTCTTCCATTGAGCTTCTTGATAGAATACCGGAAGCCAAACAACTTCAACATCATCTACTGAACCATAATAACCCACCATGTTAGCGGGTGGTTGGAAATAGTTTTGGTTATTGTTAGGCCAACCAACACTACCTAAATCAAGCTCATCAATATAGGTACTGTCGTTTGTCAAAAGGTTGAACTCCGCATTGCCCGATACGATCTGTACTTTAACAAGCGTGTCTTCAACCGACAATAAAACTGCGCTGCCATAAAGCAGACACCTGGCATCCACGATGAGCATAGCCGGAAGGATGGTCTTTTTCTTCGTCACATCCAGCCTGTTAACATGTTTGAATATGGCATGATTAGCCGGCATGGGGAGTTCTATATCCAATGAGTAATTGGAACTACGGGTGAAATAGGGATTCTCCGAGGTAAAAGTAATATTGAACCCTTCAGGAAGGGCGGCCAACTGTCCGTCTATGTATAATTCGGTCATTGCTTGTTACGTGATTTGTTATTCTCTAATTTTTTATATTCTCGTTGCGCTTGGTTAATACCCCGTTTACCGGTAACATAAGTCTCCGCCACTAACGGATCATCCAGGCGATTTTTAAGCTTACGCAGCACGCGGGTACATTCTACCAGCATCGCCACCATAGCCGGATCATTGGTTGTTGTAGTGGCACTGGCTCCGGGTGCCTTGGCCGGAACGGTACGCGTACTCTTGCCGGATCCTGCCACGGAAGCAATGTCTTCGGCTGTCAAATTACCAACATTGCCGGTGCGCTGTGCCACATCAATAACATCGAATATCGGCCGTAAATTCGGATTGGCCACCGCGAAACGATTGGCTACAAATTCATTGGAATGAACGATACCTTGTGGTTGATCCCAGTTGCCAGGACCAGTGTAGCCACCTGTATAAAAATTGCCTATGGCGGACTTGGCCGTTTCGAAAGCAGCTGTAATCAGGGCGATTTCGGCAGCAGCTTTAGCCAGTCCCCAAATACCCATTTCTCCGACATTCCGAATAGTTGTCATAGACACATAAGCAATAAGCAGTTTCTGAACAGTATCAAGCACCATAACAACAAGATTCTGCAAAAACTCTCCCATGGCTTCCTCTTCACCAGCCAAAGTCTTACCCAGTGCAACTCCGAAATCCTGTGCAATACTCGACATCAGCATAAAAGTAGCTTCCATTTTTTCTTCTACATCTTCAAAAGCATCAATTGATTCATCTCGAAAATTGAAAATATCAAGCAGCAACATACCTAATGTTGACATTTGTTGCTCAGTCGAGATGTCTGACCATTTGGTAATGTCATTCCAGCCTTCTTTTACTCTTTCCTGCCATGTTTTCTCCTCCTCTTCTGTTTCTTCAAAAGCCTTTTGGAGCTTCTTCATAACATATTCAAGAAATGATTCTACAGCTTTTTCTTCTTCTCCTGTTGCATCTTCTGTTATTTTTTGAATATCCTTCTTATATTTCTTTAGTAGCTCAAGAATTTTCATCAAATATTCCTCACGCGAAATATATCCTAACCTATACCGTTGATTCTCTTCTGCCAATTCTGCGTCCAAAGCTTTTTGTTGATTACTTAGGAATTGTTTCTTTTCATCAAGATCTTCTTTTATACATTGCTCTTTCAGCTTCAGTTGTAAATCGAGTATCTGATTGGATATTTCCTCCCGTTTCTTAGGCTCCAAACCTGCGATCTCAAGTTTTTTATTCAAAGATTTCATTTCCAAGTCCGACAAGAATTGCAGGTATTCAGCTTGTGTCATCTTATCATTGGCTAAATACTGTTTCTTCAATTCTGCCTGTGCCTTCTGGGATTCGATGTCTATCTGTTCCAGTTTCTTACGAATACGCTTTTCTCGTTCTGTCTCATCTTCTTCACAAGTACAAGGATCATTGCCACATTTCGGACATTTTCCACCACCATTGCCTCCGGTGGGATTGTTTTTAGGCGTACCTGGATTCAATGCTTTCCATTTTTCCTGTACCAGTTTCTTATAACGTGCAGTTAAAGATGCAACAATCTCTTCTTCTTGGGAAATCTTGTTGCGAACATCCTCGCGAGCCATCGACCCCATCGGTGAATTGTCATTTAATGCCGGGGATTTTTGAAGGCGCATTAAGTTGATCCGATGTTTATCCAGTTCGTCGGCAACCTCTTTCAATTCGATATTGGTTGCCAACACAGCATTATACTGGTCAAGCGCTTCTGTATTCTCATTAATGATTTTTCCTTCTTTATCAATCTCAGCATTATATTCTGGAATAATGGCCTGTAATTGCTCTATTGCCTTTTTCCGTTCGGAATTTGAGAGATTATTATTATGTATCTTTTTTGTTAGTTGCTCAACAAGAGATGATTGGCGTGCATATTCATCATTTGACTTTTCTGTAATTTTTTCATTGACTTTATTGAGATCATAATAATCTTTGGTGCGTTGCGTCAATTTATAGGACGCAGTAGCAGCAGCAAGAACTAATGTTACCAGCAAACCAACCGGATTACTGGCCATGATAGCCCAGGCTGCTTTCATGGATTTTGCAGCCAGGTCAACACGACCTCGTAAAACCTGCACGGCAGCAGCATATAAATAAGTGGCAATACGTAGTGACTTTAGCAAGACTGTATGTCCCTGCATGAGAGTTGACAATTTACGCAGGTTTCCGAATGATGTCACAGTATAACCGGATAGTGTATTCATTGATGCGGCATAAGCCAAATTGAGAACTGTTGCAACTTTAGTAAGCGAGTTCCAAATTGAATACCATGTTGTTATTATCTTCAGCCGGGTAGCATATACAAGCAATATCGTACTAAGCCACAATACAGTACCACCCCATTCTTTACACCAATCAATCAGTCCGGGCAGGAATTTGATGACATTGGTGAGCATATTGGTGCTAACTGTTAAAGCCGGATTCAACTTCTCACCCAGATCAATGGCGGCAAGTTTCATCTTATTACGTGCCTGTTCCAATTTTGCCTGTGCCGTATCACTGTTTATCGCTGCCTGTTCATACGCCACATTCGTACCAGTGACGGCAGCTGTGAAGTCCTTCACCATCTCCGTGTTCTGAAGGATTACGGATGCGGCATTGAAGCCTTCTTCGCCAAACATATTTTTAATAGTACCGGCATCCATATTCTTATTTTTCAGGTTCTCTAAAGCCTTATCCAATCCTACAATTTTAGGATTCGTTTCATCCGCTCCAGTTTGTAATTTTAGGAAGAACCTCTTCAACCCCGTTCCGGCCACTTCATCTTTTATCCCCCGATAGGCAAGCGTTTCAATCAAAGCAACCGTCTGTTCAATGGGAACATTAGCTGAAGCTGCTGCTGTACCTGCATTCCGGATTGCCTTTGCCTGGCTTGCGATATTGGCGGAACCGGCCTGGGAACCAGCGGCCAACACATTGGCAAAGCGTCCTGCCTGGTCAGTTGCTTCGCCGTATTGGTTGAGCGACAAAGTAAGCGAATCAACCGCCTCATTGAGAGTGATATCCTTAGCCGCCGCCTGTAACCGCATCGCTTCTTCTGTTACAGCCTTGAGTGCCTCCTTATCTCCAAGCAGTTCCGGTTTGGCCGAACCCACCAACATGAAGGCGTCCAGGATCTCAGCAGCCGACTGGCGGACACGTAACCCTTCTTTTGTCATGGTGGTGGAAAGCGTCTTAGCCTGTTCGGTCAGCCAGGCAATGTTATCATCATCAAGCCCAGTCAAAGCTTTTAGCCCGGCTTGTGACTCTTCTAACTTGTTGCGCTCATCTCTGATGGCGCGCAAAGCAATGGTAAAACCGGTCAGAAACCCGATTACCGAAAGAATTACCCCACCGAATCGGTTAAACCAATCTACCATGCTGCCGATACTGACAGTCGCTTTCTTGGTCTCGGTAGTGATACCTTTTATCTCCTGGCGATGCTGTTTGAGTATGCCCTGAAGATGCTGTATCTTCGCCATGGTGCGGTTGTATTCTTCGGAACCACGTGTCATTTCCTTAATGTCACGCTGGAGACGTTTCATTTCCAAATCAATGGAATTAATGTCATTCTTGATCTCTTTACCGTCAATATAGAGATACACCCCTCTCTTTACTGTTTTGTTATTTTTTGCCATAACGCTTTTCGATTGTGATTTTATCAAATTTCTGGAGTACGTTCTTGAGTGCCTGGTCTCCGTAATACTCTCCGGAGAGATCGGCCAATGATTCTATATTATCTACGATGGGCGGATCCAGCCAGGCCAGTGGAGTACGCCGGATAACCGCATAGTGTTCATCAATTGTGCGCATGCGCCTAATACGGTATTCCGAAACACGCAATGAGCGAAGCTCCTGACGCTTCTTTTTGTCACTCCATGCCGAATGACCTTTCATAATGATACCATCTTTTACAATGTAACCACGTCCGGCACCGTATTCTCGATATGCTCCATAACGTTCAAAGCGAAAGCCAAGCCCTACATAAGCCGGTCCACCTTCACGATCATTTAGCAAACGTGCTTGTAGTCCTCTACGAAGTTTGCCTGAAGCATGAGTACGATGTAGGATATTTATAGATATTCCCCGAACTTTATGAGTCCAATTTTCCACCCCCTTATTATATTCAGCGGGACTCATTAACCTGTTTTCTTCAATGATAGCCATAAAAAAAGCCTTTAGTTTCAGGTACAAAACTAAAGGCTGAAAAGAGTGGGAAAAAGGACAAGAATTTAGCGAACAAAGAACTTAAAATCATTGATTCGGTTCAACCATCCTTTCCGGAACACAAGCTGCGACGGATTCTTTTTACAGATTTCTTCAACAAACCGGATCCGGTCCGCCTTGACAGCTTCAAACAACTGGCGCTGGTTGGCCAGATTAATACTGGCAACCGTCTGAGGTCCTACAATACCATCCACCTTAATCTGTAGGAGTTGCTGTACTCTTGTGATTCCAGGACGTCCGGAAGCCCATACCCAGTCCACACAAATGTTGGCAATGGACTGGTTATGTATAAAATCAGCCTGATAACGGTCCCAATAATACTTTTTGAAGATATTGAATACATCTTCCGGAGTAATCAATCGTAGATCATCCGCATCGATATCGCCATCACCGTCTTTGTCATAACCGCATGATCTCCATGTTGACAAGGTAATACCCATGTTGGTTTTACCGCCTCTGTCATTTTTGTGATCACTCCATCCGCCTTCCCATTTGCGGATGATCTTGAATAAAACTTCTGCTTTTGCCATAATATCTAAATAAATGAAATATAGGCAAATGTATGGTGTAGATCAATCTGTACATAGGACATTCATTCTCACAAGATGATCATCAAGTGTTTTAAAGTTACATTTCAATTTTCGACAGATGGCAGCTTTGGAAAAACCATAATTGAGCATCGTCCGGATAAGTTTTTCCTTGCCTGATAGCTTATAGTGCGTATTCTTATCACCTTTCTTACGTCCCAATTGTTGGCCACTTGCTTTACGCCGTGCCAGTCCTTCTTTAGTACGTTGGGAGATAAGGTCACGCTCTATTTGTGCTGATAAACCGAAAGCAAAAGCCAGTACCTGGCTATTGATGTTATTGCCGAGTTCATACCTTTCCTTAACAGTCAGAACAAAGGTTTCCTTTGTCATACAAAGATGAAGCATACTCATAATTCCCATAAGATTACGACCTAACCGGCTAATTTCAGAAAGTATAAGCGTATCCCCCTTCTTCATTCTCTTTAAAAGTGGTCCTAACTTTCTATCTTTAGCGGCCTTTGTACCTGATACTGTTTCTGAAACCCATTTATTAATAACCAACCGGCGTTCATTGGCAAAATTCTGAAGTTCAAATCTCTGATTCTCGACCGTCTGTTTATCGGTACTCACTCTAATGTATGCGTAAACCAT